ATAAACAAGGCACGAAGTAGTGGGTAGACAGACAATATAAAAGACTTGCCCATACCACGAGAGCCGATAAGCATGGGAAACTTCCGATTCCACATTTCATAAAGTATGAGAGACTGAAAAGGCAGAAGTTCAATATTTAATATGTACTTACACACAAAAGAGAAATACTCTGGCCTCATCATGAGCCAAGCTAACCTCTCCAGCATGTCATCTCTATCGTCCGTCGCCAGAATAAACAACAGAGGGTTAAATAGCTCAGATTCATCAACCTCTATACCGAGCCAAGCGTCTTCTATCCTACTAGCATCATTAATCATTTAACTTTAAACCTTAATCCTGACCCAAAATAAAAGCCTTAACCTTTAAGTTTCTCGGATCATCAAAAAATCCTATAAGTAATGTAGACAGTCTGGAGACAATTTTCTCTTCTTCGTCCTTAGACTGTATATATAAAAGAGACCACGCAGCATGTAGTATCTCATGCAACAATGTGTCCCTAGTCGAAGATTGAATAGTGCCACAATAAACTCTAATTCTTTTTTGTTCGTTATCGCAGTCTCCATACGCTTCTCTTTCCTTGAAAAGAGCTTCGGACATCTCTTCTATTGTATACTCGTGTCCCAGAACATATACCTTACTCGGGAGAGCTTTCTTGGTTTTTGCCATCTTTATTCTCCGCGTAGAATAATTCGTTTAGCCTCTTAAAAAGACTATTACATATTAAAAACGCACCATTCTTACTTCCACAAAACATAACGTTTATATCGTACTTTATGCTAAGTTCCATCAAAGATTTTATCAGGTACTTGCCACTTATCTTTGTCTGCTCTACTATCTTGAATCTTTTAAAGTCCGGAAGTTTAATCTCTCCGGCCTTATACAATCTGTACAGCTCTCTATCTCCCTCGTTCAGTAAACCAAGAGGATAGTCTATAACATCCAAAGCAGAAAATTCCAACATAAGATAACGAAAGTTAAAATCCTTCATTCTTTCCATCTCGTTATAAAACGCCTTTTTCTTCTTCCCTAAATTCGTTGCTATTTCCGACACGGATGCTTTTCTTTCTACGCATACAACGTCTTCAAACCCTTTAAGCGTGTAGTCACCGGTATGGAGGGTGTTAATCTCCATACCTTCACATCTGTCATAAGGTGAGAATATCCATCCATCTTGTTCTCTCGTGTCTTTTATTACCGTATAATTCTTCATAGGCAAAATTTAACCGTCGCTAGGTTCTCTCTTTGGGGAAACAGGGATATCCGGAGCGGGCGCTGGAGCGGGAGCGGGAGCGGGCTCGATATTTGTCACGGTTAGCGTTTCTCCGACGTAATCAATTTTAAGCTTCCCTAATCCACCCTGTCTATGATTTCTTGTTTCGTTTAAATATGTTCCCCAGATATCGTTAAAACATGGTATATCGACTTTTTCGGTAAGGCTCTCTCCACTCTTTAATGCGTCGATTTCCCTCTTTAGCCTAGACAGCTTACCAGAATGTAAAACGTCATGAGACACCACGGGATCTGGTTTTGGCTCTGGTTTTTTTGGCTCTGGTTTTGGTGAGTTAAACACTATTTGCTCCTTTTGATTAGTTCTGAAAAATACGTAATATAATGGCTCTCTTTTCCGTGGACGCTGTCGTGACACTTTTTACACAGCGTTATCCCATTATCCACATCGAATCTCAAAGAAGCTGCCGAAGACCACTTCATTATGTGATGAACGTTCAGCCTAGTCTTCTTCCCTCTCTTTTTACACATTTGACAAGTAAACTTGTCACGCTTTAGCACATCCAGCCTGAATTTCTTGTACGTCGGGTCGTTGTAATTTCGCCCCATTGACATCCCCCTCTGTCATTCTATGCACCAAATCCTTAAAAGATACGTCAAGACTCCAACCTAAATCAGATTTAGCCTTGTCGGGAAAGCCCAGAAGGTAGTCAACTTCTGCGGGTCTGTAGAACTTAGGATCAATCACCACATAATCCTCCCACTTATCAATTCCCACATAAGCGAACGCGATATTGAGGAAATCTCTGACCGAATGGGTCTCTCCCGTAGCCACAACATAATCATCAGGTACTTCTTGCTGCATCATTAGCCACATGGCCCGCACATAATCTTCTGCGTGCCCCCAATCGCGATAGGCATCGAGGTTGCCCAAACGGAGTTTGGGAAATTTAGGTCCACTTTTACCTTCGGTATAAATATAATCTGTATCAAGATTTTCATATTCTGTTAATTGACAATTTTCAAATACAGTAGGATTTTCTTGATGCCACCTAACAAATTCGCCAATCCATTTCGTGATCTTTCTTGTTACAAACTTCTCGCCCCGGCGCTCACTCTCGTGATTGAACAGAATTCCACTACAGGCAAAAATCCCATAGCTATCACGATAATTCCGCACAAGGTGATGAGCCGCCAACTTAGCAATCGCATATGGACTTTGTGGAGCAAATGGGGTGTCTTCGTCTTGATACTTAATGCCACAGTCGCCCTCCGTTCCGCACATAATATCCCCAACGCTAAGTCGCCCCTTTTTAACATTAAAGTTTTTCCCAAACATCTCGCTCGAACTAGCCTGATAGAATTTGATCTTTTCTTTTCTGCCGGAATAACGAACCCCCTCTAAGACGTTTAAGCATCCCCCAGCAGTTACATCCCAAGTTAAGGACGGCTGAGTAAAGGATGTGCCCACATGGGACTGCGCTGCCAAATTGTAAACCTCATCTGGCTCATGTTCTTTTATGGCGTTCGACACACTGAATGCGTCCGTGATATCGCCCTCTATAATTTTAATTTGGGGCAAGATATGACTAATTCTCTGAAGGGTGTCCACGCTCACTCTGCGGGTGACACCTATTACCTCATACCCTTTGTCGTGAAGTAGCTCCGCTAGATAGCTTCCGTCTTGTCCCGTGATTCCGAAAATAATTGCCTTCATTTGCCTTTTTCCTTTGTTGTTTCTGGTGTTAAAAATGGTTGATCCACCTGCCCATCTTCATATGTTAAATACTCCGACAAACGTTCTTTCTCTGCCTCCATCGCGAGGCGCATTTTTTCCATCTCGATACCGAGGTCGCTACGATATTGAGGATCGGTTGCAATTTTCTTCACAAGTGACGCGAACGTTAACTTGGAATCCTCAATCGCTTTCACTCGCTGCTCCCTCGTGCCCTTGAGATCCTTCAGCATCGTCGCCTTGCGCGCCTGAAGATCTTTGTAGTCTTTAGATAGTGTTTCTTGCGAGGCCCTTAGAATGGCAACCTGACGCTCTAGGCTTATAACGAGATCCATGTCTCTCTGATCCTTGTCCCTACTCTTCTCTTCTCGCACCAACCTTTCAGCTACAGAGACTTCTTCCTGATTGCTCCGTTTGCTTTTTAATATCCGGTTCATGAGTATTTCGAGTTTTATGGTGTCAATAATCTGCATTTCTTCCGTATGAAACACATCGTCCTTAAATTGACTCCACATCTTCTTGAAGTGGAACTCAAACAACTCTAATTCTTCAGATGAAAACTGGGTGGCCAACTCCTTATAGTACGGCTTCGTTTTTAATTCGTTAGCAACAGCCGCCTCTTTTTTCTGCTTTGCCGCAATGCCTATATTTTTTTCTATCCAGTCGCGTATAGAGTCCGGGTCACGATCTAGTTTCTGTGCTATGGCCTCTGGAGAAAGAACCTCGGCTTGCGCCTCGATAAAAGACATTTCTTCAGTTGAAAATCTACCCTTCTTCATAATAGTCTCCGTTAATAATGTCCTCTATAGCTTGTATGACTATGGCCTTACGGCCTTTGGGCAAAGAAGAGTTGGCCTGTAATCTGAGATAGTCACCTCTGAGTTCAGGGGGGAGTTTTCTGTCAATAAGATCTATCATTTCGGTCAAGTGGGCGTTGGTGATGGTTTCATCTTCCGTGGAGACAGAATATAGGGCGGTGATGTCCAAGGGCTCAAGGAGGTTTTTTTTACGGTCTTGGATTTTTTGGGCGTTTCCGTAATCAAATCTGTAATAGTTATCGCGTTTAAAATTCTTTAGGCGGTTATTAATGTGGGTATACATGAAGTTCTCAAGGGGCTTTGAAGAATCATAGCGAGCCAATCCCTCAATACCCATCAAGAAAGCCTCCTGCTCTATGTCTTCGGCTTCATATGAGGCAAAGACAAACTTGGGGGCGAGTTTCTTTGCGACTCTTGTTATTACGTCTACGGTCTCCTGCTCACTTAAACCGTCTGGCTTTTTTTCTTTTTTCATCCTTTTCCCTTTTCTCTTCCTTTCTCTTTTTCTTGATCTCGTCTATCTCCTCATAGGTTTTTCCGTTGATCATATGAGGAGGCGATGGTCCGGCCCATTCTTCCGAGTCAAAATCGGGGGCTTCTTTTGGGTCGGGAATATCGAGCAATCCCTCCATAGCCTTTTCCAACTGGGCAGTGCTCCTAGCGCGAAGGTGTGTTTTTATTTTCTGGGCGTTCTTACGTTTGCGTGCCATTATTGGTACTCCTTAGAATCGACTACAACAATAGGTTCTATTAGTATTATACACCAAAAACAAGAATATGCACAAAAGAAATCATATGGGGGCTTCTTTAGGGGCCAGTCGGATAAACTTGGGTACGACATATAAGAAAAAATAAGTTGAATTGTGTCTGAACCACCTAGGCTTTTCTATCACCGCGACGGGGTATGACAATGAACAAAAAACCCCCACCGAAGCTTGAGAAAGTCAAAAAATCACACAAACACCATTTACAATACCAAATAACGCCAAAATAACCATAAACCCTTGAAGCGTAGGCACTTATGCACGAATAACCAGCCGCCGCAACCATAAATCCTTATATATCAACGACTTACGACGATTTTTGAGAAACTTTTATATTCTTTGCCGAATAGTTAACGAACAGGGTTGACGAATGACGATATACATAGTATAATACTTGCATAACAAACAACGACAACAACAAAGGACAAGACAATGCTGACCAAGTTCAACAAAGCTGACAAGGCTATCATCGACAAGCTGATCGCGGATGGTAATGATCTGATCTGCGATGGTCGAGGTTGGTGGTTCAATAACTTCTGCTTCGCATCTTTCAAAGACTTTATGATTTTCTTGAAAAAGATGGCGTAAGGGGTTGACACAAGCCGATCTACTTGATACAATACCCGTATGACAAACAACAACACAACTAAGGAAAACACAATGTTCACTACAGGAAAAGAAATCTTCAACTCACTGGAAAACGAAATCAACATCATCGGCATGAAGGTTTCTTCTTCTTGCTCTAACGAATTCGAATTCAACTGCATCGAAAATTGGGATGGGGTTACTGTTGAAATCAACGACAACAACATCATCACCAACGTCGGATCATGGGGATAAAAACTTTTAGATTCTTTCCAGAATAGCTGGAGAGATAGCTTGACAAATGACGATAACTATTGTATAATACTCTCATGACAAACAACAACACAACTAAGGGAAACACGATGAACGAACCACGAATCACAATCAAGGGAAACACGCCGATCCCAACGGTTAAGGTTTCAGAGCCGCGACTTGAAATCAAGGGAAACACTTCGATCCCTTGGAACTTTGGATCTGTTGATAAGGCTACAAAATGACTCGAATGATTGACTTCTGCTCTTGCTTGTTTCAGGTTATGGCCTTTGGCCTATCGGTATTGTTTGGTATTGTCGGCATGATTGCAGCGTTGCAATACTTTCAATAGCACACACACACACAAGGTACACACACATGAGACACATGACAAACGAACATGGTAATACTATTAAGGTTATCGAACATATTATCCTTCGTAACTATTGGGAGTATTACATTGTAGAGGCGGCTGATGAGGATGGTATAGTATTCGCCTTAGTAGTAGGTGACTACACTGAATTGGGCTATGTGTCAATGGATGAGATTACACCATACATAATGACACGTACTACTGACATGGATGAGATCATGCCCGCACCAATGTGGTCATGGTGTACAGATAAGCATGACTTCGATCAGAGCTACAGTACAGAGGCGGAGTTGTATTAGCTCATCTAATCTGCT